ACCATGAAACTGCAGCGCCCCATACGATCTTCGCACCATCCCAGGCGGCTTTAAAGAAATTCCCAATACTGGTGAGAACATTTCCCGCCCAGCTCGTCAGCGGCTGCCATACACTTGTTGCAAACCAATTGGCCACAATCCCCCACACTCGTTTGATCCATTCCCATGCCGCCACAGCTGCAGCCGATATTTGTGGCCAGTAATTAATCAATAAAAGGACAACAGCAATCACGGCTGCAATAATGGCGATCACCTGCAGAGCCGGGCTGATGATAATCAGCAATGCAATACCAATCACTGTCAGAACAGTCACGATAATCCGCCATGCCGCTTCATTCTCACCAATCCATTCAGTCAGCTCCTGGATTCGCTCAGATAGCCAATCAATGCCATTGATGATTAGATCTCGAATAAATTCCAAAATATTACTTTCACCAAGCCACTCGAACCATGGTGCAAACGCTAATTTGGTTGCCTCCCATAATCCAACCAGTGAATCCCACAAACCGCTCAATGCTTCTTTTACGGGTGCAAAAAAATCTTTTACCTTCTGAACAAAATCTTGAATTTCCTGGGAGATCGGCACCATGGAAAAGCCGTCACCCACGCCTCCACCACCGCCCATTCCTTCATCAGGCGCTTCTTCTTCAATCGGGCTCTCAATCTCCAATACATTGATATCATCAAACGCTGCCAGTGCACCCTTTGCAGCCTTCTCAGCCTTCTTGGTCTCTTTGGCCATTTTGCCGGCGCCACCTGCCGCATCTCCGGCCGCATCTGCGCCCGCCTGCATTACCTGCGTTTGCCCCATCAGAGCGCCCATCACCTGGCCAATGATATTGAAGATCCTTGTCAGCCACTGTGCAACACGCTGCAGCAGTGGTAATGCAACTTGCAGTAATGGCAAAAAGGCGTTCCGCACGGAGGCCCTCAAGGCGGCAAAATCCTCTTTGAGCGCCTGTGTATTGGCGCCCATGCTGATAATGCGGTTCACCGCATTCGCAATCCCTCTGATCAATCGGGTAACAGCAAATACCACCAATCCCACAACCGTAACGGCCTTAACAAACCCCACCACCATTCTGGCAGCGCCTACAGCCATTTGCAAGCCCATATCCTTGATCTTGCTGCCCATATTCTGGATGCCCTTGCTGAGCCCCCTTTCATCAAGTTTCGTATCTATGCGAATGCTGCCATCGTACCCGCGTGTCATCAGCTCACCTTTTCCTTTTTCGCTTGTCTCGCTTCTTCGATCAACCGCATGAATTCACGCTCGCGTTCTTTTTCATCCAGTGTTCGGGTATCAATCTCTGGCACACTGAACACCTCGCCCATTTCCCTGGCTACCTTGCGTTCTTCCTTGCTCGCCTTTCCGGTCTTCACCCGCTTGCGCAGCCCAACCAGATTACAGAACAATGTATCAGCTCCCAGATCCATGAACAATGTCATGAACTGCCACCAGTGCAAATACTGAGTATTCTGGAGATCAATACCATGAGTTTGCTGAAAGGCCGCAAAGATAAATCTCGCATCTTTTGCGAAGCTGAAGAGCCGCAAGCCATCGCTGACATCCTGATCGCTGCTCTCATCATCACCACCGTTCAAAAATCGTACCCCCTGCCTGAGCGCCTCTCGCAAATCCTCGTCTGCTGGGCGTTCCTGGTAAAGGCTATCAAGCACAATAACGCTTTTTTCACTGGCTGTCAGCTCGTTGTCCTCAAACGCCAGGATAATTCTCAAACAGTCACGAAAGTCCGAATTAACTTCATAGATTCGGCTGTTCACCCTGATCGCTGTGGGAAGTCTATCGGTCAGGATGTTCATAATCTCACTCCATCACGGCTTTTTGGTCTTCAATCGTTTTGCGATCAGCGATCACCTTGCGATATTTATCCACCTTCTCAGATCTGGCGGATTCGATAAACGGCGTGATACCCTCAAAGAATTGTTTGAACATTTCCAGATTCATCGCATCACCAAAAGCTTTTTCAGATGCACCTTCGCCAAAAATCTGGTCAATTTTGGTCTTGGACCAGTCGCAAACCTCACGCACTAGCCGCAACCGCTCTGCTGTGTTCACAGGTAGCCCGAGCTCATCCACGTCTTCAACCGCTTCCAGCTCATTCGCTCGTGCAACAAAATCAGTCTCCATTGCACGAAAATCATCCACCATCCGGTAAAACTTTTCAGCAAACACCACATCTTTTGGGTTAAATTCGATCACTCGTTTCGGGTCATCGTTGATCATCACCCGTTTCACACCGGTATCTATGCGTATAGAATCAGCCATCTGAGATCACTCCTTAATCAGTTGAGAAGAAAGATAAAAAGTCAGGTTTTATCTTGTTTTCATCTCAGCTCGCCGGCGTAAAGGTTAGCGACGTCGGGTTGAAGGTGCCCAGAGTGGGATCGCCGCGATAGTGAATCGTATAATTGATCTTGTTTGATGCACCACCATCACCACCAAAAGTGTCAATCGAAATCGCCACATCCTGCAGCTCAGCCGGATAAGCGCCAGTCTGTTCATCCTCATACATCCAAACGTTCACGATTTGGGTATGTGCATCATCCAGAATGGCACGATCTTTGCGCAGCCCATCGATGTATTCAAACACATCATCGCCATTGATTGCAGTAGCTTCGATCGCCATATTGGGTTTGTATCCCTCAACTTCAGCCGATCCACTGTCCTCATGGATGTAAGTCTCTTCGCTCACCTCAGGGTTATACGCGATCTCACCAGCGGTCACACCGTCACCGATCAGTGCCCAATCCTGGTAGCCAGGATCTACATCTAAAAAGGTTCGAAATTGACTGCGTTTTACTTTTTCTGCTGTCATTATTAGCTCCTATTGTCTAATCTCTTGTCTAATCTTTTGTTTAATCTTGCTCATAAACCAACCGGCACTGCACCTGATAAATGCCGGTATCCGAATTGCCTTGCTCAAATAAATAACCCCAACCAAGCGCTTCAATCTCTTCGGCTCGTTTTCCTTCTGGCAATTCAGGCAAATTACCAGCAGCCGTCTGAGTGTCCAACCACTCGGCAAAGGCTTCATAAAAACCATTATTCTCAAGCCGTGTCAGGTCATCCGCAGTGCTCTCCATCGATCGGAAAGCAAAGGGATATTCCATCAACCGCTTACCATTGATATATTCTTCAAGCACACGCCCACCAGCAAGCGGAAGCACAGCATACTCAGTTGGAACATTGCCCAGGTACTCCACCCACACTGGCGCGTTCTCAGACAACTCAGTATAGGTTTCTACGAAATTCCGCAACCCTTCAATGATGCTGTTTGGCAATGGGCCATAATAATCGCTCATGCACCGCCTCCTGCACCGCTTCTAGCCATTCGAATCCGAGCACCTCGCAATATTTCTTCCTTATGCACTTCCTTCATCCGTGCAAACCACTGCGATCCCCGCAGCGGTCCTGTGGTGCTGGGTGTCTTTCTTTCGAGGTAATATTGATATTTACTATAAGGAGCAATCCACTGCACTGTGCCTGATCCGATCTCAGTGCCCAGAGTTCCAGATTTGATCAGCATCCCGGTCAAAAGTGGTGTATAAGGTTCGCACAATCTCAAAACCTCACTATCCACAAACTTTTGTGCAGCTGAATACTTCTTTTCCCATTTATTTTTGAAGTTAGGGTTCCACTCCAAAACAACCTTCATGTTCGGATTGTGAAAAACCGCACCTCTGGGTGTTTCAATCCGGATCCGCCTTGGCGCCATCAGGACGCTCCGATCATTAAGTGGTGCAGATGCGGTGATCCAAAATCATATCGATCCACACTCTTCACAGTGACCACGTCCGCATAATCACGCTTCAAATCCGCGATCGTATACTCAGTATTGATCGTTTTCGTCACGATACCCTCGGCAATTACATCACCGGGCTTGATCACAATCGCGTCTTCACGTCGAAATGTTGAAATATAAATTTCAACCGCATTGGCATCCAGTAACCCCGAAGAGATCACATTTGCTGCCTTGCGATTCGTCCACAACACGCCAGTGATCACCGAACGCGTCCAGGCTTCTTTGCCGCCAGACACTGATCGAGTGTAAAGCGTCAGATCTGTATTAGTGTGCATCAATCTTCCTCATCAGTGATCTTCATCAAAGATCTTCATCAAAGATTTTCACGTGAGATCTTCATCAGCGATCGTACCGGAATATTCACCAGTATTGAATCCTCTGTACATCAAGCCAGTCGAAGACAGAAAGCGCTTAGCTGCCAGGCTCATCCGGGCATCATTTGAGAGCGAATCAGTCGGTGTTGGTGTGTATGTTACTGAATACGGGCCGACCTTCTCACTCTGTATTTTTCCTGTACGGTCCCCGATCTCTTGGATCACTTCAGCTACTGCGCAGGTTGCCAATTTGATGGCTTTGATTTTGTCTGCATCTTCATCAGCCGTGATCACTTCAGCAGCTCGGCCAAAAGTGAAAAAATCAACCATAAAACTTGCTCGGATCGCCAGTGTTGAAAAGTCAGCAAGGGCTATGGCTGTTCCGCCATAGGTGTCTTCATAGAATTCGTAGTCGGCATATGCAGTCATAGCCCTGCTCCTGTTAATACTTTTGTTGATAAATCTTCAAATCTTATGAACTGGACGGAAGTGCAGCCGATTCCACACCCTCAAGGTAATAGAGATAGCCAGACACTTTTCCTGTCAAAAGATCTGATGTCGCCACCGTCGCGGTCACTTCACGTGCGGCCGTCAGCTTGATACCGGTCGATTCTGGTGTGTTCGCTTTTGGCACGATCGCTTTCAACCCATGTGTGGACCATGGAGCACCCGAAACAGCCGTAGCCGTCTGGATGTCATTAGCCCCTTCAACCTTGATTGCAATCGTTGCATTGTTTGCGTTCTCACTGGTAAACGGAGTATTCACGTCCATAAACCCGCCCACAACAATTGAGTGAGCCGGAATGAACACACCCGTTCCATGAGCACCGGTTTCAGCATTCAGTTCGCCGGCCGAATCCTCTTCAGCAATATCGAACTCCCAGCGCGCCACTCTCAGCGCACCAAGTCCAACATCACCGGAAACAAGATCGTTCAGCTCGTCAAAATTGTCATTGACATCCTTCAGCCACCCGTGGATTTGTACAGATTTCATTTCTGCCATTGTTAGCCTCCTTCAGGCCTAAATCTCAGGCATCAATCCCAAGGTTAGCTGGTTTTGATGTGTGCGTAAACGCCGTCAACCTTGTTGTCATACACGAACGCATCATGGTAAATGCGATACTGGAACAGCCAGGCGTCCGCTGTTTGATTCTGCTCAGGACTGAAAATCCGCAGCGGGTTATGTTTGGCGACCTGCAGTACAGCGGAGGGATGGATCAACATGAAGTTAATATCCCGACCGGTCGAGGGGGTCTTGCTGTAACCGCCAGCCGAAGAGGTTGCACCGGCATCCAGAGTAACACCCTTATAGAACCGAGTCTGGGGTACCATCACAACTTCCATATTGTCCAAGCGATTCAATTCGCGACTCACAGCGCCTTCACTGACATATGAGCGGGTCAGAGACGCTTTGAGAAGATGATAAATCGACTCTGAGCAGTATAGAACACGACCTTCTCGAGGAACCTCGTCACCATCCAACGCTTGCTGTGCAACGTCCACAGCCGCCAAAACATTGGCAGCGGTTGAAAGTGCGGCAGCTGAAGGGCTGGTAATTCCGCTCCATGAGGCGTACTTGTCAAACCGGTAGGCGTCAATTTCTGGCACAACCATCGTGCGCATAAATTCACCCACCAGGGTGCCAAATGCCATACCGATTGTTTCCTCGTCATCCATCGCGTCAATGCTGAATGAGCGGCCGCGATCTTTGGCAAGAGTCAATGTCTCCCAGGAACCGGTCACATCACCAGCTGGAAAGCCAGTGCCACGATCATAATCGCCCAATCCGATCAGAGAGGTTTTGAACACTTTCACAACCTGTGCATTGCTAAAGTCCACAGGCTTTGAAGGGCTGTCCATGCGCGCTGTCAGCGCGCCAACTTTATAGATTTCATCCAAAATTGGTTGAAATTTTTCTGCTAATGCGATTGTATTCGCCATGTTAAACTCCTATTTCGATGTTATTCTTCGATAGGCAATCCCGCCGCTTGTCTGGCTGCGATCACCATCGAATCAGTGATTTTTGTCTTACCTTGTCCACCCGTAACAATCTTGGGCGTGAGCTGTTCCGATTCAAACAGATAATCATTTTCCGATTTCACCTTCTCAAGCTGTTTATCCAGGCCGATGATCGATCCATCCTCCTGCGATAGCTTCAGCTCATCAAAGTTCAGCAGCGCCTTCACCGCTTTTGGGTTCTTAGCCTTGGCCTCGGTCAATGCACCCTCTAGAGCATGATCAAACTTCAATTTCTGGATCTCAACCTGCGCTTCAGTCTTTGCTTGTTCTGCTTTGGTCTTCCAGTCATCGGCTGCTGCTTTGATCCCGTCAACATCCAGCTCCTTGAAGCCTTCAATCGCCTGATTAGCCTCCTCGAGCTGTCCCTGCAAGGTTTCCCGTTGCTTTTCAGCCTCCGTCAGCTGGGCTTTGTGAGCCTCAATGTCCTTGCCATGAAGCTTCATGATCTCATCAATCGCTTCATCGGTAAGTTCCAACGCCTTCAAATCTTCCCGTTTCATCTGTTCAAATCCTTTCACTACGTTTTTTTACGTGGTATCGCCCACGCTGTGTTGGCTAGATAACGCTCTAACCGATCGAATGTGATAACAAAAAGCCCGGAATGCCTCACTTCGAAAAGTGACACACTCCGGGCCGCTTAAGAGCGACTCTGGGAGCCGTTTCTCAATTTATCTATCTATAATTATATCATATTATCTTTATTTTACAATCAACCCGTTTTCTTTTTCTCAATAAACTTCATAAATTCACGGATCAAATCTTCCAACTCTTCCCTTTCCCACTGTCGAATACTGGTATCAAAACTCAACCCCAGCGGCTTGGGCTTTTCAATACCAGCCGCGTCCAGGAATTCATCGATCAAACCGCCAAGCTCGTTGTCCAGTTCATCGCCCATAGATCAATTATACACGATAATTCAACCTTTCCTTGACTTTTCTCTTCCATTCCTGTATACTGTAGTTAGGTTCTGAGGTGGGAAGGCTCCCCCCACAGCCTAGAGCGATGCCGACCTCGAGCACGGTGTACGGAACCCGAACCGGTGAAATGCCGGTCTTTTTATTTAATTCTGAGATATTTCTTCTTTAATTCACCATTTTGATAAAACAAATCTTTCCATCGTGCAGGGTGAATCGTTGTTATTTGATGATAGCTTTTTCCTGGCTTCAATCCAAGACTGACAGCCGCTACCAAAAACCTTTGTTCACTTTTGTTTCCCAAAAATAACTCGGAAATTAATGTAATCGAGTAATGACCGTCTACCCGTTTTCTAATTACTTTCTCAATAAAATCAGGGTTTACGATTGCTTGCATCAAACCCTCCTGATTTTCTTTCAACCAATCCAATCTTTTGCTGTGCGTTTCATCAGCCAAATGCCGTACGGCATACTGATTATAGATTACTGGACTTTGTGTCACATAAGGTTTTCCTGGATCATTAGCCTGATAAAAACTTTGAATGTTACCTAAATCAGCAACATGCTGATAATCCCCAGAAGTAAAATCAATTTTCTTACCTGCTTCAGAAATATTCATCAGAGTCGGAGTGAAAACCGCCTGTTCTCTCGGATACTGTCGCTGCAGTCCCGTCTGCTCCACAAAATCCCGCATCTGTGCCTGTAAATTCCTTACCCGCTGCTTCTCTTCGCTCGCATCCAGTCCAGCCGCCTCAACCATCGCCTGTTCACGCTTGGCTTTGCGAATGTCCCGCTCGATTTTCCGCTGCACCTGGGTTGCATCATACCAGCTCATTTCCTTGCCGTTGTAAGTGGCCGTTTTGCTGGCATAGTCATCCAGCACCGCCTGTTTGTAGGCGTTTTCACTGATGCCTTTGAAGTAGGGATAGTGACTGTGGCGGCAATTTACGCCGTAAAGACCAGTCACGGTCATGTAACCGGTCACATCATAGAAGTTAGGATACTGAGTATTATTCGGGGCTTTGCCCCTGGTGAATACCTTCCCCTGCCACATTTCGTGGTTTTCTGGAACATCACCCTTGTTCCTGGCACCAATATGAGCGGATGTTTGCACCAGATCAGTCTCCAATTCGTCGGCACGGGCTTCGGTCAGCTCGCCGGCCGTCTGGTTCACGCCTGTCAGGACCGCCCGCCTGGTGGCCACATCGATCTTATCTCGATGCCCGCTTTCAAAGTAGATCACCTGCAATCCCTTGCGAGCGGCTTCCTTTACCGCTTCTCTGATCGCAGTGTTGTAATCCAGTGTTCCCGTGCTGATCTGCATATATGCCAGATCTGTTGCATCCAAAAACACTTCCTGTGCACTTATCGCCGTGGTCATCACCAGGTTGCGAAGCAAGCCTTGAGTTTTCTGCAGCCCAATACTCAGTACTTCTACCATCTGTGGGGACAAATTCAACGGCAGCGGATCTAAACCAGCCGCCCTGTAGATCGCATCATCAAAACGCATTGCTTTCACACCGGCTTGTTCAAAGATCTGTTTTAACACCATCTCAGATTGACCGGTCAGTTCAGAGAGCCTTTGGATCACCTCCTCATAGAGCAAGCCTGCTTCAATTAGCCGCTGTGCTTGCCATGCTGCGCTCATGTAATCCAATCTGGCCAGGCGCCGCGCCATATCTCTCAAAACTGAAATATGAAACCGCTCGTATAGATCCAATATTGGACCTGGAAGCACATCAAGCTGATCAGCAGTAAGCATACTGAGTATTACTCCACCGCTCTCACCACATCCGCAGTGATCGTGAACACACCGCCGTAGGTCTCTGATACCGAGCCGTCCAGGTGCACCGTCTGGATCCCATATACAAACGATCCGTTTGGCAGCTGGGCAGTGATTTCAGCGTCCACCTCAAGCGTGAGCGTTGTTCCGGCATAAACCAGGCTCGCTTTTGTCTCATCACCCTCGTCAGGTGCAGCGCCGTTGTATCTCAACAAGCCAGTGTCAGTGTCCACAAACAGAATCGCATCGGCATCCGGTTGGCTGGTGCGGCGCTTGATCACAATTTGCTGCTTTTCACCACCCAGCGTGACCGGATCAATGCCGATCTCCCAGGTATTGCCCCGGATCTGTGTGATGCTGGTTTCGCTGATATAAGCAAGCACCTCCGCCGGCGTCCATGTCAATGTGCGCTGGGCATAAGTCCAAATGTTCTCTGCTGTGGGGATCAACGGCTCGATCGCATCTGCAACAGCCTCAGCGTCCACAGTCGCTGCAACAGCCTCTGTCAGCCCACGAGTGGTGTATTCCCACACCTCCTGTGCTGTTGCACCAGCAGCGATGGCTTCAATGGCAGCCTGGATGGTAACCAGCGTCTCATCCGTCCATCCCTCGCCGCCCATGATAGAGTAAAGCAGCTCAATGATCTGTGTGATATCCGTGTCATATTCACTCGCCGGCGCCGGTGAGGCTGGCAAGTTGTCCGTTTTCGCTTTGATCGCTGTAATCGAAGCATTGTCCGGTGCAGTGTAAGCCGCAGCCGTCAGCAGGGCACTCACATCTGCCTTGTAATCGTTTGGCGTGGATAGCGACCGGCTTGCATACTCCCATACCTGCTGTGGCGTGGGGTCGTTCAATGCCCCGATAGCGTCAGCGATTGCTTTCAAAGTTTCAGCCGTCCATCCCGCACCCTTGATTGCTGTCAAAGTTGCTTCAAGCGCCAATGCGCTCACGTCCGCCCTATACGTTGCCGCCGCGTCAGAATGTGCCAGTGCTCCGGATACGTTCAGCTTATCCAGATAGCCACCCCTTGCTGCTGTCAGGCGGCTGTCAAGTGCGGCGGTATCAACCAGAATATCATCTACAATTCCGTCGATCGTTGATAGTGGTAGGATCGCACTCCCGTCCCAATTGAGATAGCCCACACCCAGTTTCGTATCTGAGACTGCCGGATTAGCCCCCGCCTGCTCAAAAACCACATAAGAGTAGATACCCGCAACTAATGCCGGTAAATTCGCAAGATACAATCCTGCTGTTGCTTCTGTCAGGACAATATCATAATCCGTCCAGTTGCCTGCTTGAATCGCTTCAAAGGCGGCACCATTCCATGCCTGCCCTGCTGCACTTATCAGGACTGCATAAAGCGTCTTACCTGTGGTCGTGTAGGCTTGTAATTCATTTGCCATAGTTATCTCCTAATCTTTTTATATCAACAGGCGATACCGCCCCCGTTCCGTTCCAGAATAGCAGCAGGCTCATAGCACCCTCCGTATCGTGTAAGTTCGGCAGGTCATAGCGGACTCCTTATGAATAGGTGAGAGTTAGCATCGGTCTGTAATCCTCTGTGGCGTTTTCTCTTGACGCAAAACGAAGATCAAGTGCCCACTTAAGACATATTCCATAATTTGTATTAGGACTTCCAAACCATCCCTCAATTCTTGTCAAGCCGTC